GGGGGCCACCCGCCTATTTCTGTCGCTCCCTGTTTTGTCGCTCCCGATCCCAGTAAGGCGAGTTGCACTTCGCGCACCGCTTCGGTGGCGTTGGGGATTCAGGCCACCACGCATACCCGCAGCGCAGGCATTTGAGCATTTTGAGTGTCGCAGTCATAGCACCAATCCACAGCGAGGGCAGAGAGAGTCGCCGCGACCCACGACCGGCGTAACCGACAGCTCGCAGCGCTCGCAGTACACGCCGCCAGGTTTCCGTTGTCGTAGCCGCCCGACGAAATGGATGAGATCGGTCAGAGCGCGATAGCGGATCAGAGGATCGGCATGACGCAGATCGTGCACGATGCGCTCCAGCCGCCGGGCGATGTGGAACCGCTTAATTTAAGGCATTTACAACTTTCCGACGAACGGTTGACATATTGACAGCAATTGCCAGCACGCCAGCAGCGTGCGACATTCTGTTGCGATAATCACAATGGAGGAGCGTATGACCGAAAACCCGCCCGAGACCGTCGCCGGCGCTGTCGCCGCGGCCGTAGCCGAGCAGGCCGCCGCGCCGACACCCCGCGACCTGGCGCGCGATCGCTCCATCATGTTCGACGACCTGCCGATCGAGGCGCAGAACGAGCGCATGCGCGACGTCGTGCGCCACCTCGACCGCGAGGTCGGCGTGCTACGCGGGATCGTTGAGAAGCTCCTGCGTCACCAGCACGGCGCCGCCGGCGAGCTCGTGGTGCCGATTACCCTGCCGATGGCGCCGACCGACAAGGTCGAGCGCGAACCGGCGAAGCGGTGGCTATGAGTACGGCGGTCGACGCGAAGGACGCGATCGCCAGGTGCCTTGCGCTGGTGTCCGAGCTTGCTGCTACGCCATGCATCTACGAGCGCACGCTGCGCGGACGGACCTGTCGCTCGATCGCGCCCGACGCGCTGTGTCCGTATTGCCGCGCGCGCCAGGCGTTAATCGACCGCGCCGTCGTCGTGCCGCGACTTAATCTGGCCGATAACCAGTACGGCGCGAGGCCGCCGCAGCCATGATCTGCTACATCGTCCGCAACATCGCCACACTGCGCGCGCTCTACACCGGCCCGAGCGAGGACGACGCGCACCGCATCTACACCACGAACAGCAACGACCCGGTTGAGCTCGTGCGCGAGGAGCAGCTCGGGCGCTCGCCGGCGGCCGAGGAGTACGCGAGCGGCCGCAAGCGCGCATTCCCCTGGCTGCCGTGACCTACCGCGAGCGCGTCGAGGTGTATCGCGCCGGCGGCTTCCGGCGCCCGCACCTCTATGCCGCGCTCGAGACGGCCGCGCCCGTGCTGCTCGCGATCGCACTCATCGCGACCCTCGTCGCGACGCATGGCTAAGGGGCACCACGTCGGCCGCCAGCACCGCAAGCACCGCAAGGCGGCATGCCGCGACGCTTTGGCGCTGCTCGCCGCCGATGCGCGCAAGCACATCAAGCCGTACCTCATCGGCGCGCCGGTCGCCGTGCGATGGGTGCAATCGAGCTGTACGCCGCCGCACGAACGTCAACCGCGCCGGCGCGAGGAGCGGGCCCCGAGCAAACCGATGGACCACCGCGCCGCGCCGGCGTATCGCGAAAAGATGAGCGCGGCGTTGCGCGCGGCCTGGGCCCGGCGTAAGGCGATGCAACGTGACTCGCTGCAGACGTCTACGCTCGGCGCGATCCCGCCGGCGCGTGAGCTCGTGAAACGAGGTCGCCGTGGCCGGTAGCCCGCGCAAACGCGAGCGTAAAACGCGCTGGCAGCTGCTCATGGACGACCCGGCGACGCTGCGCGCGATCTTCGACCACGTCGCCGAGGGCGGCACCGTGCGCTCCTGGTCGCTGCGCGAGGGCGTGCGCCCGGCAGACGTCCGCGCCTGGCTCGCCGGCGACGACAAGCGCAAGCAGCTGCTCGCCGACGCCGAGAGCGCGCGGCACGACTACCTGCACGACGGTGTCGTGGAGAAGCTCCGGGCGTTGACCGAGGCCGACCTGGCCGAGGCGTTCTACGCGAGCGGCAAGAAAAAGGGGAAGCTCAAACCGCTGCACGAAATGCCGCCGGTGCTGCGCGCCGCGATCGCGGCCATCAAGCCCGACGAGATCAAGGTCGTCGCCCCCGATCGCGCAGTCGAGCTCATGGGCAAATACCTGCGGCTGTTCGTCGAGCGCCACGAGCACACCGGCAAGGTCACGCTCGAGGATCTGGTCGGCGGGAGCATGGCGCCGCCCGAGGCGTCGGCCGCCCCGCGTGAGTAAGCTCGCCGCCGCGCAGTCGCGCATCCGCGCCTGGCGCGACAACGTTACGTGTTTCGCGCACGAGAATTTCAAGCTTAATCCTGATCCCTGGCAGCGCGAGCTGTTCGACGCGTTCCCCGACCCGGCGAAGCAACGCATCGCGATGAAGGCGTGCAAGGGCCCGGGCAAGACCGCCGGCCTCGCCGTCTGCATCTGGAACTTCCTCGCGTGCTACGGCGAGCGCGGCGAGCATCCGAAGGGCGCCGCCACCTCGATCACCGGCGACAACATCGACGACAACCTCTGGCCCGAGCTCGCCAAGTGGCGCGACCGCTCGGAGTTCCTCAAGGCCGCATTCGAGATCAACAGCGACGCGATATTCGCGCGCGATCACCCCGATACCTGGTTCTTTTCCAAGCGGACCTGGCCGAAGTCGGCGAGCAAGGACCAGCAGGCGAACACGCTTGCCGGACTGCACGCGAAGTATCTGCTATTTGTCATCGACGAGTCGGGCGGCGTGCCCGACGCCGTGATGGCCGCGGCCGAGGGCGGCCTCGCCACGATGCAGCCAGGCCACTTCCTCAAGATCCTGCAGGCCGGCAACCCGACCCACCTCGAGGGCCCGCTGTATCGCGCGTGCTCGAGCGAGCGCCATCTGTGGACCGTCATCGAGATCACCGGCGACCCCGACGACCCGAACCGCTCGCCGCGCATCTCTGTGCAGTGGGCGCGCGAGCAGATAGAGAAGTACGGCCGGGACAATCCGTGGGTGCTCGTCAACGTGTTCGGCCAATTCCCGCCGGCGTCGTTGAACGCGCTACTCGGGCCCGATGAGGTCGCTAAGGCCATGCGCCGGCACATGGACGAGCACGCGTACAACTGGGCCGCGAAGGTGCTCGGCGTCGACGTCGCGCGGTTCGGCGACGACCGCACGGTGATCTTTCCGCGCCAAGGCCTCGCCGCGTTCAAGCCGGTGGTGCTGCGCCAGCAGAACACCGTGCAGATCGCCGCGCGCGTAGCGCAGGCGATCCAGGCCTGGGGCGCCGACATGGTGTTCGTCGACGACTCGGGGCATTGGGGCCACGGCGTGTACGACAACCTCACCAGCGCCGGCTATCCGTGCGTGCCAGTGCTGTTCGAGGGGCCGCCGCGCGACCCGCGCTACCTCAACGTGCGCGCCGAGATTCATTTCGAGCTCGCCGAGTGGGTCAAGGCCGGCGGCGCGCTGCCGCACGACCCCGAGCTCACGCGCGAGCTGACCGGACAGACGTACACGTTCAAGAGCGGCAAGCTGGCGCTGCCGCCGAAGGAGCAGCTCAAGGAGCTCATCGGCGTGTCGCCCGACTTGGCCGACGCGCTGGCGCTGACCTTCACGTTCCCGATCGCCTCCAAGCCGCGCGACCCGCGCACCGGCCTGCTGCTGCCCGAGCAGGGTGCGCGCTCGATGTCGGACGACTACGACCCCCACAGCCGCCCGTAGCCGACACGAGCCGACAGGCAGGCACCACCAGGTACCACCAGGTACACGACTGTTGTTCTTTTCACACCACGCAATAGAGTGGCCGGGACATGGCCGCCGTTTCCGCCCTAACCGTCGACTTTGGCACCGAGGGCACCGCGCTCCTCGACGAGCCCGGGTTCCGCCGTCTCCTCGAACTTCACTATCACGAGATCGCGCAGTACCCCGACATCGCGCTCGACGTCGACGTCGCGGCGTATCGCGAGCTCGAGGCGCGCGGCGCGCTGCGGGCGTACACCGCGCGCATCGGCGGCGAGCTCGCGGGCTATGCCGTGTTTCTGGTCGGCACCAATCCGCACTACCGGCAATCGCGGCAAGCGCGCTGCGACGTGTTCTACGTCGCGCCCGATCGGCGCGGCTATCGCCTGGGCGTCGAGCTCGTGCGCTACAGCGAGCGCCAACTCGCGGCCGAGGGCGTGCAGGTTGTTTATCACCACACCAAGACCGCGCACCCGACGCTCGCGCGCCTGCTCGAGCGCCTGGACTACGACGCGATCGAGGTGACCTACGCGAGGAGGCTCGACTGATGGGAGCAGCAGCAGCGATCGCATTGGTAGGCGGCGGACTCGTCGCCGGCGGCGTGCAAAGCATCCTTGCGCCGTCGCCGCCCCCCACGACGCCGAAGCCACCCGCCATTGCCGACGACCCCATGCTCGCCGACGCCGCCGCCGAGATGGCGCGCCGCAAAGCGCGCGCGACGGAGGGGCGTAGCAGCACGATCCTCACCGGGCCGGGCGGCGTTACGGGCGAGGCGCCCGGGCAACGCAAGACACTGCTGGGCGCGTGATGGCAGCAGCCGCCGCCTCGTCCGCCCCGCGCGTCCTCCCGCCCGGCCGGTACCAGACGCCGCGCCAGCGGTACGACAGTCTGCGCGCGACGCTCACGACCGACCGCGATTCGAGCTGGCGCCCGCACTGGCAGGACATCAGCGACTACCTGCTGCCGCGGCGCGTGCGCTGGAACAACGCGACCGATCGCAACCGCGGCGACAAGCGCAACCAGAAGATCGTCGACAGCACCGCGACGCTCGCGCACCGCACGCTGCGCTCGGGAATGATGTCCGGCATCACCTCGCCGGCGCGTCCGTGGTTCCGCCTGTCGACGCCCGACCCCGATCTCGCCGAGTACGGCCCGGTCAAGAACTGGCTGCATATCGTCACCTCGCGCATGCGCGAGGTATTCCTGCGCAGCAATTTCTACAAGGCGCTGCCCACGATCTACGGCGACATCGGTGGATTCGGCACGGCCGCCGCGGCGCTGCTCGAGGATACGGCGGACGTTATCCGCGCCTACGCGTTCCCGCTCGGCTCCTACGTGCTCGCGACGTCCGACCGCTCGGTGGTCGATACCTTCATCCGCGACTACACCATGACCGTGCGCCAGCTCGTCATCAAGTTTGGCGAGTACGACCCGCGCACCGGGCGCGCCATGTGGGAGGCGTTCTCCCAGCACGTGCGCACACAGTGGGACGCCGGCAACTACGAGACGCCAGTCGAGGTCGTGCACGTAGTCGCGCCGAATCTGTACGCCGACCCGCGCCGGCTGCAGGCGAAGTTCAAGCCCTGGGCGTCGTGCTACTACGAGCTCGCCTCGCGCGAGTACGGGCCCGGCGAGCGCGACAAGTTCCTGCGCGAGTCCGGGTTCGACGAGTTCCCGATCCTCGCGCCGCGGTGGGACCTGGCGAGCCCCGACGACGTCTACGGCGGCAGCTGCCCGGGCATGGATTCGCTCGGCGACACCAAGGCGCTGCAGCTGTTGCAGAAGCGCAAGGCCGAGGCGATCGAGAAGATGGTCCGACCGCCGCTAACCGCGCCGGGTGCATTGCGCAACCAGAAGGTGTCGCAGATTCCGGGCGATGTGACGTACTTCGACTCGATGCAGGGGCGCGACGGCGTCAAGCCGATGTTCGAGCTCAAGCCCGACGTCCAGGGGCTCATGCTCGATATTCAAGATCACCAGGCGCGCATCCGCCGTGCTTTCTTCGAGGACCTGTTCCTGATGGTCTCCTCGTATGAGGGCACGCAGCCCCGCACTGCCGAGGAAATCGCCGCGCTCAAGGGCGAGCAACTGCTCATGCTCGGACCGGTGCTCGAGCACCTGAACGACGAGCTCCTCAACGCGTCGATCGATCGCACGTTCGCGATCATGCTGCGCAAGGGGCTGATCCCGCCGCCGCCGAAGGAGCTCGAGAGCGGCTCGCCGTTGAAAGTCGAGTACATCTCGATCATGCACCAGGCGCAGAAACTGGTCGCCGCCGGCGCGATGGATCGGTTCCTCGAGCGCGTCGGCATAATCGCCAAGATCGACCCGGCGGTCGTCGACAAGGTCGACCGCGACCAGGTCGTCGACGAGTACGCCGATATCTACGGCGTGCCGCCGCGCACCGTGGTGCCGGACGAGCAGGTCGCCGCGGCGCGCGAGCAGCGCGTGGCCGCACAACAGGCGGCACAACGCGCGGCGCTCGCCGAGAGCGCGGCCAAGACCGCGCAGACGCTATCGGCGACTGATACCGCCGGCCAGAACGCACTGACGGACATCGCCCGCGCCGC